TAAGATATTTCTAACAGACGAACAAACAAACGTCACTACAACGATTAATATCACTACATACGCAACAGGTGATTATTACCATACAGCAACAGCTACATTTGCATTAATAGAAGGACATACGTATATTTGCAAGATTGGAAAAATAAACGATATCCGATTCTACGGACGTGTATTTTGTACAGACAATCCAAGCTCAAATTTCACACAAACGGTAACAACAAACGAATTTATAATTTATGAATAATATTATACAATTATCATCCTATACAGCGCCTGTAATTGTTGAGAATAACAAAAACGAGTGGGTTGAATATGGTGAAGATAATAACTACTATCAATTCTTAATAGAACGATACAGCAATTCAGCAACGAACAATGCGGTTATAAATAACATTTGTAGGTTAATATACGGTCAAGGCTTAACCGCTACGGATAGTGCAATGAAGCCAAACGAATGGGCGCAACTATTGTCTATTCTTAAGGAAGATGATTTAAGACGCATTATCTTTGATTTGTACGCATTAGGGCAGTGTGCCTTACAGATTCATTACGATAAAGGACATAAGGCTATTACAAGGGCTTTTCACACACCTATTCAGTTATTAAGACCTGAGAAATGTAACAAGGATGGTGATATTGTAGGGTACTTCTATTCTGACAATTGGACTGATCCAAAGAAGTACGTGCCTAAAAGATTCGACGCGTTTGGAACGTCTAAAAAAGAAGTAGAGATTTTATATTTAGCGCCTTATAGTGCTGGGATGAAATACTTTTCAAATGTAGACTATCAAGGAGGTATTGATTACGCATTGTTAGAAGAGAAAATAGCTGAATACCTTATTAATGAGGTTAGCAACTCTTTTGCGCCGACCAGTATCGTAAATTTCAACAATGGTACCCCAACGGACGAGATGAAAGATGAAATCTCAGCTCAAGTAATTAGTAAGCTTACAGGGTCAAAAGGTAAGAAAGTTGTAATATCATTTAACGAAAACGAGAATACAAAAACAACAATTGATTCAATACCTTTGAACGATGCGCCAAGTCACTACAATTACTTAAGTGAAGAGGCTACATTCAAGATATTACGTTCACACAACGTAACTACTCCATTGTTGTTTGGTGTATCGGTTGCTACTGGATTTAGTTCCAATGCAGATGAGATGAAAACAGGAGCGATATTATTTGAAAACATGGTTATAAAGCCAAAGCAACAAATGATAGTTGAAATGGTTAAAAAGATACTTTCGTTTAATGGTGTATCACTTAACCTTAAGTTTAAAACATTGAATCCGTTACAAGGAGATGAGCCACAAACGGTGCAGATGAGTTCAGATAAATCAGAGCTTGAATTGTTATTAGATGAGTTCGGTGAAGATATTGACGAAAACTATGTATTAATTGATGAGAGGGATGCTGATTATGATAATGAAGAATCATTAAACGAATATTTAAACGACCTTGAAAATACGACTACAAAACTTTCTTTAATTGATAAAGTATTAAATTTTGTATCAACAGGAACAGCAAGACCTACTGCAGTATCTTCACAAGATAAACAAGTAAAGGGAAGAATGTTTAAGGTTCGATATAAATACACAGGTAACCCTAATCCTGAAAGAGCTTTTTGTAAAGCAATGATGAGTGCTAATAAAGTGTATAGAAAAGAGGATATTGACAGGATGAGTGAAAGTGTTGTTAATAGAGGATTTGGAGAATTTGGAGCGGATAAATACGATATTTTTAGATTCCATGGTGGGCCTCGATGCCATCACAAATGGTCACGATTAACTTATATGTTAAACGATAAAGATATGTTTGAAAAGGTAGGTACAAGAGCAGCAGAGATAAGAGGGTATAAAGTAACTAACCCATCAGAAGTTTCTGTTTACCCTAATAACTTACCATTAAAGGGATATAGTCCAAGAAATAAAAATTTACCCTCAGACGTGAAATAAGATGGCAGAAGCACTATTAATATCAAAAAAAGACCTACAAGAATACACTTCACTTAACGCAAATACAGACGTTGATAAAGTTATTCAATTCGTGTTAGTTGCACAAAACATTTGGATTCAACAATACACGGGTAGTAAGCTATTGGATAAGATAAAAACAGATATAACCAACAATACACTTGCGGGTAATTACATAACGCTTGTACGCTCTTATTTAAAGCCTATGTTGATTCATTTCACAATGGTGGAATATTTGCCTTTTTGCGCTTACACAATTAGTAATAAAGGTATTTATAAGCACCAATCTGAGAATAGTGAAATTGTATCTAAGGAGGAAGTTGACTACCTAATAGAGAAAGAAAAACGTATTGCAGAATCGTATTCTCAAAGGTTTTTAGACTATATTTGTAAAAACAATAGTTTATTCCCTGAGTACACAGCGAATCAAAACGGTGATGTATATCCGCAGCATAATAACTATTTAACTAATTGGTATTTATGAAGAAAAAAAAAGAGTACAAACCAAAGGAAGAAAATATAATTAAACTAAAACAATACTTAAATGATATTAGCAAATCACGGAATAATAGCAAGTAGTGGTGGTGTTACATTTGACACGGATGCTCAAGCATTCATTACAGCTGCTAGCATTTCAGATTCTACACAACAAACAGCGATTAACACGCTTGTAACTGATTTAAAAACTTACAACATTTGGACTAAAATGAAAGCTATTTATCCATTTGTAGGTGGTACTGCTTCAACACATAAATGGAATTTGAAAGACCCAAGAGACTTAGATGTTGCTCATCGCTTAACTTTCTTTGGTGGTGTAACTCATTCATCTACAGGTATAACAGGCAACGTTACAAATGGATATGTGAATACAAACTGGACACAAAATGTGAGTGGCACTTTAAATAATCAAGCAATTGGAGTTTATGTAAGAACTAATAACACATATACAGGTATCGATATGGGAGCAAGGCTTTTTAACACTTCTGATGTGTCATTAGCATCTTATGGTGGTTCTCCAATAATAGGTAGGGTAAATACATATAGTGACTATGTATCTGTTTCGGGTATACCTAAAGGTTTTTATCAAGTCACACGAGTAGGAGGTTCTTCACAAACTGTTTTTTTAAACAATACATCTGCAACATCAACAATAACAACGTCTACCGCTATATTAGATAGACCTATTTATTTATTAGCTTTAAATGATTCATTATTAGGTGATGAATATAACACTAATAGAGAGTTAGCTTTTGCGTATATTTCTGAAGGTCTTACAAATACAGAATGTACTAATTTTAATACAGTTGTAAATTTATTTCAAACAACTTTAACTCGTAATGTTTAATAAAATAAAAAAATGAACGTATACAAATTAACAACAGAACAAAAAAATCAGTTAATAGGTCAAACCTATGACAATTTGCAATTTTTTAACCCAAAAACTGACGCTGATAATAATTGGTTTATATCAGTAGAGGAGTATAATTTTTTAACTTTAGTACGTGCAAACGAGTTAGGAGTGATTAGTTGGTGGTTTACTATGCCTTTAATCCCTTACAATCCAATTGTAACTGAATTACCGTAATGAAGCGTAAGTTTTACGAGGGGCAAATAATAAACAATAAAGTCGTTAAAACAGTATGGAGCGACTCAAGTAATCATATGATATTATATACAGATGGAAGTTTTGAAGTCATTAAGAAATAGATGGAATGCACCAACACCCAACTTTTGGAAACGTATTCAAAGTGCAGGGATAGCAATCGGAGGTATAGGAGCGGTTTTAATCGCTCCTCCGTTTAGTTTAGCAATTGCACCTTATTTGGTGGCAGTTGGGTCAGTAGCAGGAGTATTATCACAACTTACAGTCGATGAGCAACGTTAAGAACTATACAGATAAACAGATACTCGACAGGGTAAAAAGTTTAAAATCATTTAAGTCAATTCCTGTTGGATATTGGATAGTAGGAGTAAGGTCAAATGAGGACGCACCAAATAAGTATGACGATAAGTTTTACTTATTCAATGGTGAGCAATTCGTTAAGGTTGTAACAGGAACAACTAACCCCGGTACACCAATTTTACAAGGTGGCTATTTGAAGTACAACAAGGTAGGCGCAGCAGTTGTTAAGTCAAACGAATGGTATTACGATGTATGGAAGTTCGGACTACACCAAGGTAAACAACCAGCTTTAAGGCAGGTGGGTAACTTCATTGTATACCGAGATGGTGATAAAGACAGTAAGAGCGAAGAAATAGGCGCTCCAATTACAGGAAGTGGTTACGGAATAAACTTTCACACTTGTAGTTATCTTGAAAAAGTAGTTGGAGAAAACATAGGCGGTTGGTCAGCGGGTTGTCAGGTTGTAAATAATACCGAACAATACTACATGATCATAAATTTAATTAAAAATCAAAATAGGGTAACGTACTGTTTATTAGAAGAATTTTAGTATATTTACAATGTGTTTTGTAGCGGTTTAGAAATAAATCGCTTTTTTTTTGCTTAAAAGTTTGCGTATTAATAATAAATGTTTAAATTTGTAACATAATTAAAAACATAAACACATGAAAGTTTTAATCACATACACAGAAAGAATAACAAGAGTTTTAGAAAAAGAAGTTGAAATGACTAAAGAAGAGTATAAAAAATATTTGAAAATGTCAACTTTTGAACAGGATGAGAAATATGACCTTTGCAGTAGTTGTGATGACGAGCATTTTCAAAATCTTGAAATATTAAGTATCAACACAGAAATAGTTAAATAATAAAAATAAGGGGTGCGACTTAGTTAACGCAAGTTTCAAAAACATAAACACAATGAAAACAGCAGAATTAATAGAGAGTCAAATTACCGAAATCCGTGAAAAGATGGGATATGGTAACAGCTTCTACAAAATTCCTTACTCGGAGGAGCTTGTAACAGAAACTCAAAAAGTAGTAGGAGAAAATTATTTATTCATTTTAAAAATTATGGGTCATGAGAAATGCTAGAAAATTATTATACGTTTTGGTTTGTATTATCATTGTTGGATTTGTAAATCAATATTGGAACGCATCCACAGCGTTTTGGATGTTATTTGGATTGTTAGGTTGGACTTTAACAGGATTATGCTATGAAAAAGATAATGACTAAGATTTTTAACGTTGATATGCTTATAATGCCCTCAGACGTTGAATTTATGAAGATTGACAGCGATAGTGTTTGGGCATCGTTTGAAGAGCTTAGAGAACGTTTATACATCAGTGACGGTATAGTTTATAATGAAGAGGGGAATAGAATCTGTACAACAATGGAGTTAGAGCAGTTTGATGAGTTTGCAGAAATAAACAAGTGTATAACGTGTGGCGGTTCGGGTGAATATTACGTTACCGATTACGACCAAGACGGTCCATTTCAAAACATTTTAATAAATTGCTATTGTGAGAAGCCCTACGAATTATGAATACATTTACGAGCGTGTACGTAATATGTTGGAGTCCGGTTGGATTCAGTTAGACATTGCAAAACATTTAAATTTACCAGTTTCAGTTGTTGGTCACGCAATAGCAAAATGGGAAGGAAAAAAGTATATAACAAGCCTATATTTTGGCTACAAAAACGAAGCATACAATGAAGAAGATTACATTTATAAAGCCCCTACTTTTGACGAGCTGTCTGATGATGAGCAAGCTATCTATCGGTCAATTGAGTTTACAGCAAATCAAGGACAAAGGGATAAAACATCCTGAGATTGTTTACGCACAATACCGCTTAGAAACAGGCAATGGTAAGAGCAGAGCATTTCGAGAGTACAACAATGCGTTCGGATTCACGTTAAATGGTAAATTAATGCGATTTAAGAGCATAACAGAGTGCGTGGAGTATTACAAGACTTGGCAGGATAAAAGATACGTTAAAGGCGATTATTATGTATTCTTGCAGAAGATAGGATACGCAGAAGAAGAAGGATATATTCAAATGTTAAAACAATTTTAAAATGAAAAAGATAATTATAGCAGTAGCAACATTATTAACAACGGTTGCACATTCTCAATGCGATGTTAAAGTAACAACAGATTCTTACACGCAGGAGCAAAAGATTGAAACAGGCTTCATAAAGTTTAATGGAGGTACATTTAAACTCCATAACATAAACGGAGCAGTAGTAGTGTATCTAAGTTTGAATACTACAACCTATCAAATAATTGATAAAGACGAAATAATTTATTTCAAGTTGGAAGATGGTAAAATAGTGAAGATTGCTAACACGTTAACAAGCTACGGAGATTATTCAGCTTACACAGGGTTCTACAATTCATTCATGTTTTCAATAACAGATGAGATAATTTTAGACGCATTTAAAAATAGTAAGATAATAGGGATCAAGTGTTACGTCAATGAATACGA